GCACATACTTACCACCAATCTACCCATATTCAGTATATGGCGCAGATCAAGCAGTAAAACAAACTGATTTTGACGATCGAGTTGATGTAATTCCAGTTGCAGACCCGAATATCATGAGTATGGCGCAAAGGGTAACATTAGCTAATGAGAATTTGAAGATTGCAATGTCAAATCCCATGATGCACAACTTAAGAGAAGCATATCGAAGAGTATATGAAGCATTGGGGACTCAAGATATCGATCAATTGCTAATTCCACAAGAAAGACCAATGCCAAAAGACCCTGCAACCGAGAATATGGAAGCGATTATGCAAAAACCACTAAAAGCTTTTCCAACTCAAGACCATCAAGCACACATTGCAGCGCATAGAGCATTCATGTCTACAAGAATGGTTCAGATTAATCCACAAGTTTATGCAGCACTACAATCTCACATCTCTGAGCACGTTTCTATGTTAGCTCAAGGTGAAGTAGGTGCTCAAATACAAAATGATCCTATGATGCAACAGATGTTACAGTCTGATCCAGAAGGAGCAGAGATAAAAATAGCATCTATGATAGCAAACAGAGTTGCTCAATTAACAATGGAGCTTGCACAATCTGAAGCTATGGGTCAACAACAAGATCCACTAGTTGCATTGAAACAAAGAGAACTAGATTTAAGAGCGATGGATTTACAACGTAAGTCTGAAGAGAGCATGATGAATATGGAAGTAAAAGAAAATGAAATTGATGAAAAATTAGATTTAGAGAAGATGAAATTAGAAAACAATGAAGACCAAGCAGCTGAAAGAATTAGAATTGCTGAAGAAAAATTAGAAATAGCAAGAGCTAAAAATAAAGGAGTCAAAAAATAATGCCGCTTACTGCTAAAGGAAAAAAATTAAAGAAAAAATTTGAAAAACAGTACGGCAAGAAAAAAGGCCAATCTGTTTTTTATGCTATGGAAAATTCTGGAAAGCTTAAAAAAGTTGTAAAAGCTAGAGGCGGTATGGACGCTTCTCAATCAGACTTTGGAGGAGGTTCTACATCATCAGGTAGTGGACAAGGAAGAGATAGAGATTTTCAACAACGTGGAATGAGTAAAGCTGATTATGCAAAGTCTAAGCAGACTCAAAATTTTGGTGGAAGACAAAGTAAAATAGGACCTGTAGTTAAAGATGTACCTTTTAAAAAACCATTAAGTGGTACTCAAAGTTTTATGTTAGGTTTAGCAATACCTGGTTTAGGGACAGCAATTAATTTTGGAGCTAAACAACAATATAAAAGCAGACAAAAGTTTGCAAAAAAAGAAGGGTTGTATAAAGACGTTTATAAAACTACTGGTAAAGTTTTACAACCTAATTCTCCAACCGGTAAAGATTATTTAAAGAGTGCAGGATTTGGTAAAAGCAAAGTAGCTCCATTTGTAGGTAATGATAGTGATCCTATTATACCTATTTCTACAACAACTAAACCAGTAGATCCTAATTTAGTAAAACCTAAAGATAACTTTTTTAATTTTGTAGCTTATAAAGTTGGAGGATTATCTGGTGGAGTAAGTTATGGGCCCCCACCAAAAAGAGGACCAAACTCTCAAGTACCTCCAGTTAAAATGAAAAAAGGTGGGTATAAAAAATAATGTGGTTTAGTGCATTTAAATTAGCTATTAAAGCTGGTTCGCATATTTACCAGAACCGTCAAAAGACTAAGATGCTAATGTCAGATGCACAAATGCATCATGCAGAAAAGATGGCAGAAGGCAAAGCCGAGTACCAAGGAAAATTATTAGAGGCAAGACAATCGGACTGGAAAGACGAATTCATTTTATTATTGCTCTCAGCACCCATTGTACTTCTTGCGTGGGCAGTATTTTCAGACGACCCTTCAGCTATGGAGAAAATGAAATTGTTCTTTGAGTATTTCTCACAACTTCCTTTTTGGTATCAAACAATTTTTGTAGGGGTAATTGCGAGCGTTTATGGACTTAAGGCAACTGATTTAATAAAAAGAAAATAATGTTTAAGTGGATCAAAAAATTATTTACTCCTAAAAAACAAATAGAGAAAATAGATTACTCTAAATTATCTAAAGGGGATCTTAAAAAATTAAAAGCTCAAGGCAAGATTAAGTCTATTTACAAACCATATATTTAGTATATAGATGCTACATGAGTTTCAGAAAATCACTGTTACAAGCATTAGAAGATAGATATAACGCTCAAATATCTGAAGCTGATGCAACCGTTCAAATCTATTTAGAAAAACCAGTAGCTATTGGTGAACACCCTCAACATCTAGATGAATTAGATAAACTGATTACAAAAATAGCAGAAGCAGAAGAAAAACTTAACACACTTCAACAATTCAAATTATGATTCAAGGCGACAGCACAGAATACGAAATACTTCAAGAGGCTTGTAAGTCACTTACTAGTGATGATCTTTTCACTGCAGAGATTGGTGTCAGACAAGGAGCAGGTACTAAATTAATTTTAGACTCATTAAAAAATAAAAATCATTGGCATATTGGAATAGATCCATATGGTAATTTAAACTATGAACATTACGATAATTCTGGAGCTTATACTTGTGATTATACAAACAGTATGAAGTTACAATTAATAAAAGATATCGATTATGAAAACTTTACATTGTTTCCTATGGGGGATGATGAGTTTATGAAACGATTTTATGATGGTGTTCCAATTTATAGAAATAAAAAAGAAATTATTAATAAATATGATTTAGTTCATTTTGATGGACCACACAAAACGTATGATGTAATAAAAGAAGCAATGTTTTTTGCAGAAAGATCCCATGCAGGAACTGTGTTTATTTTTGATGATTATCCAAAATATAATATGGATTTAATACTTAAAATTATAGTAAATGAGTTTGGTTTTATGCTATTAAAACAAGGTAAAAACAAAATATCTTTAAAGAGAAATTAATGTTAGATCCCTATACTTCAGATAAAATTAAAAATGTAATTAAGAGACAGATTGAAGACACTAAGTCTCATGTCTGCTATGGGGTTGATTCCATAGAGAATTTACAGTATGCTAGGGGCAGACTCAGCGCACTTGAAGCGCTGCTTCAGGATATTAAAAACCTGCAAAAGGAGGATAACGATGGCGACACTGATTAAACCAGATCTTACAACTTTCGGTAAAAACGAAAAAAATAAAGAAGAGGTAAAATCACAAATTCCAACTGATCCAGAAGGCATCAAAAAATATCTTGAGATCATACCCAACCCAGTAGGATACCGTATGCTAGTTAGACCATGGTCTGGCCAAGCAAAAACAAAAGGCGGTGTAATACTAGCAGACGAAACCCAAGACAAAATTCAGATGACAACTGTTGTCGGACTAGTTGTTAAAATGGGTGACCTTTGTTATCAGGATAAAGAAAAATTTCCTAATGGTGCTTGGTGTAAAGAAGGCGAGTTTGTCGTTTACGGCAGATACGCTGGAAGTAGATTTCAAACTAAGTATGGTGAACACCGTATTTTAAATGATGACGAGATCATAGGAACTATTAACAAGCCAGAAGATATTCTCCATTTATTTTAATAAAGGAGGATAAACATGGCAGAGTTAAAAGACTATAGTGCAGAAGCATTACTAGCTAAGGAACGAGAAGTAGAGTTAGATACAGATGATGTTAAAGAAGAAAACATCGAAGTAAAAGAAGACTCTAAAAAAGAAGACAGTCCAAATTTAAATGTTGGTGAAGTCGATTTAGGCTACACTGATCATTCTAAATCAACAGAAGAAAAACCCGATAAACCTTCAATAGAAGTTTCTGAAGAAAAAGAAGAATCTAAAGAAGAATCTAAAGAAGAAATTGTTGATGAAGAAAAACCAAACCTTAATGAATCTAGAAGAGATTATCAAAAGAGAATTAATAAACTTGTCTTTCAAAAGAAAGAAGCTGAAAGAAGAGAAAAGGCAGCTTTAGAATTCGCTAAGGGTTTACAAAAGAAATTTGACTCAAGTCTCAAAAAGTTTAAGTCTACTGATGAGCAGTATTTAAAAGAATTAGATGCTAGAGTAGATGCTCAAAGAGAACAAGTCAAAGTCGCTCTTCAACAAGCAATTGAGAGTCAAGATGCTTCTAAAATTATGGAAGCAAATGATAAGCTAACTCAGTTATCTGTTGAAAAAGAAAAAGCTAGATTAGAAATATCTAATCGTGAAGAACAGAAAAAGCAAGAAGAAGAGCAAAATAAACAACAACAAAACGTACAAGCTGATACCTCAAACACAGCTGAATCTTCGCAATCTGCACCACAAATAACGCCTAAAGCTAAGAAATGGGCGGAAGATAATCCGTGGTTCGGGAATGATGAAGTCATGACTAATGCTGCTATTACTATTCACAACAATATTTCCCAAGAGGGTATTGAAGTAGATAGTGAAGAGTATTATAATGAAGTTAATTCAAGACTAAGGAAGTATTTTCCAGAAAGTTTTGATGATGCTAAAGACGAGCCAAAAAAAGAGAAACCGAAACCCGTCCAAACGGTTGCCTCGGCTGGTCGAAGTCAACAAGGACGCAGAACTGTGAAACTCACCAAGTCACAGGTAGCTATTGCTAATAGATTAGGGGTGCCACTAGAGGAATACGCTAGATACGTGAAGGAGGAAAAATAGTTATGAATACAATTAAGAGAACTTCACGGGAGTCAGAGACTAAAGCTTCAAATGAAGCCAAAAAAACTTGGACTCCACCATCCAGTTTGGATGCGCCACCTGCACCGAACGGTTACGCCCACAGATGGATCCGTACAACCGTTCAAGGTTTTGAAGATACAGCTAACGTATCTAAGAAGCTTAGGGAAGGTTGGGATTTTGTAAAGGTCGAACAGATTGAAAATGAAATCGGCACAAACAAATATCCTTTCTATACCGAAGGCAAATATCAGGGGTGTATAGGAATTGGAGGCCTTGTGCTGGCAAGGATACCGGTCGAGATACTGGAGGCACGTGCTGAGTACTTTAATAAAGTTACTCAAGATAGAATGAACGCGGTCGACAACGATCTTATGAAGGAACAGCACCCGGATATGCCTATCAATATTGATAGACAGTCCAGAGTGACCTTTGGTGGTGGACGTAAAAAATAATTTTTTTGCAATACCTACCGGGTCTTTAAAATAAACTGTTAAAAGGAGAACAAACATGGCAAACGTAAGTGAAAAGTTCGGTCTAAGACCGTACAGAAAACTAGACGGTACACCATTAGTTGGAGCTCAGAACAGATACACAATTGCAAGCGGTCATACTACTGCAATTTTCCAAGGTGACATGGTTATTCCATTAACTTCTGGAAACATTGACAGACATACTGCCGGTAATGGTACTGCTGTTCTGGGTGTTTTTAACGGATGTTTTTATACAGATCCAACTACTCAAAAGCCAACATACTCGAACTACTACCCAGGTGGAGTAGCAGCAAGCGACATTACAGCGTTTGTTGTTGATGACCCTGATGCAGTGTTTCTTGTAGATGCTGATTCGGCTTTTCCGAGATCAAGTCTGTTTACTAACTATTCGGTAACAAACACAACAGGTGTAACACAAACAGGACTATCAAAAGTACAATTGGATGTATCAACAGCTTCGACTAATGCTACATTCGCTGTACAAGCAATTGATATTTCGCAAGATCCAGACAATTCGGATACTGCGACTGACAATGCTAATATTCTTGTTAGAATCAACAATCACTTCTATAGAAGTGGTACGGGCGTATAATAGGAGAAATAAATTATGGCTATATCACGATCACAACTAGTTAAAGAACTAGAGCCAGGTTTAAATGCACTATTTGGCCTGGAATATAACAGGTACGAGAATCAGCATGCTGAAATTTTCGTAACTGAAACTTCTGACAGAGCTTTCGAAGAGGAAGTAATGTTAAGCGGTTTTGCTTCTGCACCAACTAAACAAGAAGGTGCTGGAGTAGTGTTTGATACTGCGGGTGAAACTTTCACAAGTAGATACAACCACGAAACAATCGCGTTAGCATTCTCTATCACTGAGGAAGCAATCGAAGATAACCTATACGACAGATTAGCTGCAAGATACACAAGAGCTCTTGCAAGATCTATGTCGAATACGAAGCAAGTTAAAGCTGCAAACGTATTGAACCAAGCGCAAATTACTACTGTAACAGGTGGTGACGGAGTATCATTAATTAATGCTTCACACCCACTAGCTACTGGTGGTACTTTCTCAAACGTTCTTGCAACTGCTGCAGACTTAAACGAAACTTCACTAGAGCAAGCGTTAATCGATATCGCTGGTTTTGTAGACGAAAGAGGTCTAAAAATCGCAGCTCAAGGTAGAAAAATGATAATTCCAAAAGAATTACAATTTACTGCTGAGAGACTGATGAAATCACCTCAAAGAGTCGGAACTGCTGATAACGATATCAACGCAATCGCATCAATGGGAATGGTACCAGAAGGTTACAGAGTTAATAACTTCTTAACTGATACTGATTCATTCTTCTTAATGACTGATATACCTAACGGATTAAAACATTTCGTTAGATCACCAATTAAGACTGCGATTGAAGGTGACTTCGATACTGGCAACGTAAGATTTAAAGCTAGAGAAAGATACTCTTTTGGATTCTCTGATCCAAGATGTATTTTTGGTAACGGAAATTTACCAACTAGCTAATAAATACTAAACAGTATTACTTAAAAAGGGCGGTGCGTTTGCATCGCCCTTTTTTTTATGTTAAATAGTTTTCATGAAAGATAATTTTCATTTGCTCTGGGGACTTCCAATTTTAAAAACTAAAATAAATCCAAATTCTTACAATAAAAAAGATGTAGTAAACGTTATTGAAGATAATTATAAAAAAAGTACAATTAGACAAAACTGGTCAAATAGTTATTTTAATACAAATATTCATCATTCTCTTTGTGATGATAACAATAAAGATTTTGATAAACCGGACTATTCTTTCCTAAAAAAAGTTTATCTTGAAATAATTAAAAAATATTTAAACAATATGTCTTTTGTAAAAGATTTTAATTTTGACTATGAAATTGTTAACTATACAGCATCTAGACATGAATCAATTATGGAACCTCATTTACACATAGACTGTGAATTTAGTATGATTCATTACCTTCAATTCGACAAAGACAAAAATTGTTCTACTGTCTTTATCAACCCATACACTTTCAACGATTTTTGGACAAATAAAAATAAATTATCAGATAAAATATCCAGTAAAGTTACGGACCAAAGTTGGGTTTTTGGAGAATGGAAATATGACATAGAGGAAGATGATTGTATTGTTTTTCCTGCAATTTTAAAACATTTTGTTAGAAATCAAAATACTGAAAAAACTAGGATTACAATAGCTTCTAATATAAGTGTTACATAGTCCCCTATGTTCACATTATCTATTTTTTCTAATAAACACTAACTAGTATTTCTTAAAAGGGGCGGTGTTCACATTGCCCCTTTTTTTATGTATAATATAAATACTTAGAAAAAATTTCTTATAGACTGACTAAGCAGACGGTATAGAGACTATAAGAGCAACGCTATACAAAGGAGAATATTATGGCAAACACAACTTTCAAAGGACCGGTAACATCATTAAATGGTTTTATTGGTGGAGCTAACGTAAACGCAGCTGATACACAACAAGGTGGAACTATTCCATGGACAGTATCAACTTCTGCTACAGTTACAATCGCATCAGGAACAAGATCAGGTGAAACTTTATCTGCTTCTTTAAATGAAGGTGCATTAATCTATGTACAAAATGGATTTTCAAATGCAGCTACATACGCTTTTTCTGATGGTACATCTTGGAAAAGAGTACAAGATGGTGCAGATATTAGTACATCTGCGTAATTAATTAATCGTGGCTCCTTCGGGAGCCACAACTAAAGGAGAATAAATATGGCAGCTAAAGGTGATATACAAGCAACAATAGTCACTGCTACTTCAACAAATGCAGTTATTCCTCAGCCTGTTAGATTGAAAGGAATTATTCTTGCGGGTTTAGCAACTTCAGGTGTAGTTCAATTAAAAACATCTAGTGCTACTGGAGATACATTATTTGAAGCTGATGTTCCTGCTGGAGATATAACTAGCTTAAATATTCCAGAAGATGGAATTTTATTTCCACAAGGCGTTTATGTTTCAACATTTACTGTAGCTAAAGTAACATTGTTAACTGATAAATATTCTGGACCAAATTTAATTGGACAGAATGGTTAATACTTATGTTAAATAAGTATTACAATGACATATTAGGTTTTAAGCGTGGGGGCGATGTGCAACCACCTAAAACCAAAAAGTATTTTAGAAAAACTAAATCTGGAGCCGGGATGACAAAAGCCGGTGTTGAAAGATACCGAAGAGATAATCCTGGATCAAAATTAAAAACAGCAGTAACGGGTACAGTTAAAAAAGGTTCAAAAGATGCAAAGAGACGTAAATCATTTTGTGCAAGAAGTGCTGGACAAATGAAGAAGTTTCCTAAAGCTGCTAAGGATCCAAATTCAAGATTAAGACAGGCTAGAAGAAGATGGAAATGCTAGATGTCTTATTTAAATGCTAATCTACCACCAATATACTGTAAAGTAAGAAAGGAGTATCTTTATGATCTTAAAGAACATCAAGGAGAAAGCGAAGATTGTGTTATCTTTGGTCTCACAAGTATATCAGGACGTGCGCTCTTATTTAATATCATGTTACCTAATGGTGCGTGCTTTTGGCGTTTGCCTATCTCAGCGTTTTTCCAAAAATCGTATGACCGAGCCGATGTGCCGAATATGCAGACGCACGAATTACAATTGTGGAACTGTTTTAGTTATTGGCCTAGCGTGCATTGCTTTGATTGGTTGGATGGTTTAAATGGTAAATTTTTAGGATTAGATAAAAAGTTTTACCATGGAAAATATTTATTCACAATTGATTGGGGTCATCCAGAAACTAACATATTGGATGTTGAGCATTCTGAAATTCCTCAAGAACACAAGTGTGCGCATATATTGGCTCTTGCTAACGGCAATTATGCAGCTCAGCCTAATAATCGTATTTTGTGGCATGTTAATAGCTACACTACTGATACATCTTGGCCTGACTATAAAGTCCAAAATACTTACTGGGATGCAGAAGATACTAGCATGGTTACAGAAGATAGTGATAAAATGTTCTACCAAATGGAAGAAAAAGTAGAGGAGTAATTATGAGAGATACAAAAACAATTGAATCTTTTTTAAAACAAAAAGATAAAACAGAAAAAGAAAAAGTATTATTTAAAAATTTAAAAAAAGAAGTTGAAACAGGTGCTAATGGAACACAAAAATACGTTATTAAAGAAGGTATTAATAAAGGAAAAATAGCGAGTAAATAATGTTTGATAGATTTATGTATAAATTTTTAGGTGCTATTGACGATGCATTCATATGGTTGGATAATATTATATCTAAAATAATAAACTTTAAATATAAAAAGTTTATTAAAACACTTTTAAAAAAATACATAAAATGGTTAACAAAGGGGTATAAATGAAAAAATGTAAGCAATGTGAAAAAGAGTTTCAACCAAAAGATGAATTAGATCAATTCTGCAGCCAGGATTGTAAAGAGGAGGCATTAGCTGAATTAGATTCTGGTTCTGATGAGTGTCTATCATGTCAGTAAAAATTTCAGACAATACAAATATTGGTCTTCCATTACGTAATTTAATTGGATTGATCGGAGCCATAATTGTAGGTGCGTGGTTTGCATTTGGTGTGATTGAAAGATTAAATCAATTAGAGACTAAGAATCAATTATTTGAAAAAGATTTACTAGAGGCGAGCGTCCAGAAGCCAATCGACCAGGAACAATTTATGATCCTGGAATGGCAGGCAACTCAGATTGAAAAGATGCAAAAACAATTAGAAGACAATGTTCATACAGGAGTAATGTTAAAAGCTCATGAAAAAGAAATAGAAAAATTAAAAAAAGACATAGAAAAACTAAAAGATTCGACAAGAGATATTAAATTTTCTAATGGTAATGGAGCACATTAATGACTAAATTAGTAATAGCTTTATGTTTATTTTTAAATGGTCAACTTGTTGAACACAGAGTTCAAGAGTCTATGGGAACATGTTTAAAAATGAAACGTGAAGCAACACGTAATATGAATATGGATAATAAACAATTAATGTGTGGTGAAGTTCAAGCAGTTATGTCAAAAAACATTGACGGCAGCGAGAGTATTGATAAGATAATTATAGAATCAAAATGAAAATAATAAATAACTTTCTACCTGAAAGTGAGTTTAAAAAATTAAAAGAAAATTTTTTATCAAGTGATTTTCCCTATTATTTTAACGATAAAGTTGCTGCTGAAGATGAAACTACAAATGATTTTTATTTTACACACACTATTTATGATAATAACGTTGTAAACAGTGATTACTTTAAGTTAATGAAACCTTTATTAGATAAATTAGATATTTGGTTTTTAAGAAGAATTAAGGTAAACTGTTATACTAGAACTGAAAAATTAATTAAACATAAAGAACACCAAGATCTACCTTTTTCACATAATGGAGCAATTTTTTCATTAAATACTTGTAATGGAGGAACTTTTATTGATAATACATTTGTTAAGTCTGAGGAAAATAAAATTTTATTATTTGATCCTTTTATTTACCACTCAAGTACAAATTGTACAGATCAACAAGCTAGATTTAATATTAATATAAACTGGAAATAAATATGAAACTTTCACGAAATTTTACTTTACAAGAGCTTATAAAATCAGACACTGCAATTCGTTTAAATATTGATAACAATCCTAATGGCGATCAGATAGATAAATTAAAACAACTTTGTGAAAATGTACTTCAGCCAGTCCGAGACCAATTCGGTAGAGTTAAGGTGACTAGCGGATTTAGATCTGTAGAACTTTGTAAAGCAATAGGAAGCTCAGAAAATTCACAGCATGCTAAAGCTGAGGCGGTTGATTTCGAATGTATAGGAGTTGACAATGCTGAGGTAGCTGATTGGATCCATATGAACTGTGAAACAGATCAATTGATTCTCGAGTTCTACACTCCAGGAGAACCGAATAGCGGATGGGTTCATGTAAGTTGGGTACCTTATAATCCAAGGAGACAATATTTGAGAGCATATAGAGAAGATAAAAAAGTTAAATATAAACCCGTAATAGGAAAGGCAGTTGATTTAGTTTAATGTTTTCTCACCGACTTTTTGTTGGTAGTAATTTAATTGATTCTAATATTTTAAAAGAATCTTTTGTTACATATCCTAAAAATATTCCTAAATATTTTCCAACCATACCTAAAAGAATTGATGTAAGTTTTAGGCGTAAATCTATTAGAAGTTGTTCTGGTTTTATGAATTATTTTAGAAACATGGTTTGCTTTTTATCTCCATGTGATTTTGAAATTATATATGATCATAATGGTGTTAAAGAATGTAGTTTTGGAAAAGGTATACTCAATGATGGGAGGAGATTAAGTATACACAGTAATGATCAGTTTTTAAAATATGTAAATCAAGATAAGTATTATGCAGTAGCAAAGTTAATGTTTGATATTAGAATAAACTGTTCTTCTCCGATAATATTAAATAATCCTTGGTGGAGTTTTTTAGATTTTGAAATAGTTCCTGGTATAATAAATGCATCTAAAGATTACCAAGAATTAAATTTATTTTTACCTTTACCTAAAAATAAAAATCATATATACGTTAAAAAAGGAACACCTTTGTGTTATATGTTATTTGAAACAGATAAAAAAATTAAAATAAAATTTGTAGACAATTGGAAAGATTTTCAATGGGTGGATTACTATTTTTCTACTATTTCAAAATATCTTACCAAAAAGAGAATAAAAAATGATTGATTTCGTAGCTTATTTTAAAATGCCTAAATGTGCTTCGACTACTTTAATGCACATTTTTAAAAACTATAAAAGAGTTTTATTTTTTGATACCTATAAAGAATATAAAGAAAACATTGAGTTAAAAGGTGAAAAAGTTTTAAAAATTACAACTTGTAGAGATCCATACACAAGAGCTGTATCTTCTTGGCGTCATTGTAAAAGAGAAAATTGGATACCTGAAAAAGAAACATTAATACAATTTTTAGATAGAGATTTTTTTAAAAATAATAATGTTTCTTACTATTCTATGCCCCAGTGTGATTTTATTCATAATTTTATGAAAAATGATATACACAATATTTTAAAAATAGAGGATTTAACTAATAATATAAAATCAATCTTACCTAACTGTGATTTAAGATTGCAGCATGCTAATAG